TTTGATTAATATCTTTGTTTTATTTATAATTTAAATGGTTGTATCTAATAGAGATAAATACAATAAAAAATATGGTTTTGATAAAAACTCTTCACACTCGCTTAATGACATCGCTAAAACTACAGGAATTAAAAAAAGCATTCTTCAAGAAGTCTATAACAGAGGCACAGGGGCGTCGAAAAATAACATCGCAAGTGTCCGTGTCGCATCCACAGGCAAAAAAGACCCAAAAGCACCCAGACGTGTAAAAATGACAAAAGAGCAATGGAGTTACGCTCGAGTTTATTCTTTTGTAATGGGAGGAAAAACACAAAAAACAGCGGATAAAGATTTATGGGAAAAACATAAGGGAAAGAAATCTAATTAAATAATAAATGTCTGGTTTTGTTGAACTTGCTTTATTTGGGGGTATAATGCTTTTTGTTGGTGGTGTAATTGTTATTTGTATGTGTAAGTGTCTCAGATGCTAATTTTATTTCTCTTTTTATTATATAAAATGTCAGATAGTGAAAGTGACAATGAAGTTAAAATGGAAATCAAACCTGTAAAGGAAGAAGAGATTTTTCAAAAAAAACCTGAAAAGAAAAAGCGAGTTTTAAGTGAAGCACAATTGGCTGCTTTACAGAAAGGTAGAGAACGAGCAAAAGCTAAACGTGACGCCCAAAAAAAAGAAGAAGCGAAAAAATTAAGAGAACAGAAGAAACTTTTGAAAGAAGAAAAGAAACGTGAAGAAGCATTAGTAAAAGAAGGCGTAAAACAATTAGAAAAACAGAAGGCAAATGAAAAGAAAGTAAGAAAACAACGTGTAACAAAACAACAACAAGCACTTAAAAATGTTGAAAATGAAGTTCGTGAAATGAAGAAGAAAAATTGGGAAACCTTAAAAAATAAAACGTTAAATGAATTGAATGAAAGTGACAGAAGTAACCTTCAGAAAATTTTAGAAAAAGCAATACAAGAGGATGACATTTATGATAATGATAAACTAATTAAAAAATTAAATGTTTATCACGATGCCATTCAGAAAAAGATAAATAAGGCAAAATAAATTATAATCTCTATTTATATAAATCCAATGTCAAACACAATTTACATTGATGCTAACGCTAGAAATAGTGAAATTTTAAGTGAAAGCAATAATAGATTTAGATATAGGTTACCAAATTCTATGTCACTCCCTACAGGAACAGAGATTTCATTACAAAATTCTATTATCAATCTCCAAGGTATAACTGGAGCAAGTATTGAAATTGAAGAAGATATAACTGAATATGTTATGTTCCAGTATTATTTAGTAGATACTACTTATCCTGTTCCTACAAGAAGTGTTGCTTTTGATGCTTCTCAAGATTTTTCATACGAACTTTTAGTTGAAATGATGTATAGAAGTCAGCAAGGTTTTCAAAATGAATTTGGAGAAGTTTATGATGGTGTAGCAGGTCACAGTGAAAATATTATGCCTTGCCTACAATATACTGTTACAGACGCAGTTAGCGGACTACCAACGGCATTTCCTATGTGTGGTAAAGCAGAACTAAGAATTCCAAAAGGAGTTTATAGTATTAGTAAATTGGCTGAACTCATATCACGTCAGATAAATATGATTGAAGACCCACAAGACAAAACGCAAACATTTTACCAATTAGCAAAACAGAATGGAAACTGGAATGGTGTGCCTGTAAATGGAACAACAACTAGGCTTATACGTGTAGAAGACCCTGGAGTTTGGGAACTCGCATCTGGTGGAAGTGGTTCATTGGCAGGTCTTGCTGGATTAGCTCAAGTTCCTGGTGCTTGGTCTCCTTATACTGAGACTATTGACGGTCTTGGATTTTCTACTATTGCTGTGTCACAAGCAACTAATAATACAATTGTAGAAAACGCAATAAAAGGAAAATTTGGAGCTCAAACTCCACAAGAAGCAAATTTTCTTGATGTAATAGGTAACAAATATTTTAGAGCACCACAAAAAATTAATGCTAAACCAGATAAACCTACTACAGAACTATTTGATGGTGAAATTTATGACTTGTTTAGCAAAGGTATGCCAGTAGGAACAACTAATTTTGAAATTTCTTATGATACAGTAAAATCAGGATACGCAGTAGATTATTGTCACCAACCAAGACAAATCCCAACTCACGATTTTATGGGGACAAGTTTAGCCAACGCAGGTCAAATGTGTTGCTATATGAAAAGACCTTGTAAAGCAACTGCTGGTCTTCTTACTGCTGATGTTGTTAGAACAATTACTTCTATAGTTCAAGCAACAAGTGGCATTTTAATTTATAATTGGGCTTATCAAACTTGTCAAAATGAGCGAGATGTGACATTTGATTACAGTGAAGCACCACCAGATTTTAGTGATGCTGACAAAAGTCAAGTAGAAGAATTCAGAAAATTTGGTGATTTTTTCTCAACAGAAGAAAAAGCAAGAAAGGCGTGGGAAAAGACTATTTGGTATAAAATGGGATTTACGTATTCAGATATCCAAAGCGAAGATAGTTACTTAGAACAGGTTTGGTATGGAGAAGAAACTGAAAGACCTCGTGGTTTTACTACAATCCAAGATTATGATACTTCCATTATTCCAAGTGTTTCAAGTATTTATAATTCAACTTCTATTGCTAAAGGTGACGCAACTAAAGATGAAAATCTTATCATTCCTTTACTTGATAGTATTAGTGGTATTCAAGTTTTTTCTATGCTTGACAGTAACGTTCCCAATAGTATTTTCAATAATAATAAAAAAGTAAATAATGGGGTAGCTTGTGTTGTTCCATATACCGCCTCATTTTATAAAGAGGCAGTTATGTTGCCAGTGCTTACTAAGGGAAAAACATTTACAGCATCAAGGCTTCCTATTCTTTCTACGAATGGTTACCTAATGATTACTAGCGATTTAGTTGAACCTACTGACGTTCTTAAAAATCAACAAAATCAAGGATTATTGGATATTATACCAAAAACTAATTTAAGTAACCAGGATTTTGTTAGTGAAAGAAATATTCTTACCCATACACTTTCAAATCCTAAGGTTGTAAATGAAATAAATATAAATGTAGTAAATCCAGATTTGACTGACGTAGAACTAGAACCTAATTCTGCGGTTCTTATCAGAATTACACTACCTTCACCAAAACCAACTATCTTCTTAAGTAACGCATCAAATTCATATCATCAATCATTAGTAGAAAATCAATTACAAGAAACAATAAAAGATTTAACTTCAAGTCACGCTCAAGATAATTTACGTTTAGATATCACTCCAGCAGAGAATGAATTATTAGTAGAAGTAGAAGGAGTTCCTCCTTCAGAAGCAGAACAAATAGTAGAAGCACAGTTACAAGATGTAATTCACGGAAGAGCAGGAGGAGGCGGAGCTCATCCATCAGCTCAACAAAGAGAACATACTCTAGTAGTTCCTCCTGAAGCAGACCCAGAACCTATGGGAAGTTCTGAACCACCTAGTAGAGAAGTATTTGAGACAGCAGTAAGAGAACGAGAAAAAGAAGTAAGAACAACACAAGATTTGATAGGGCAACTTGAAGAAAGAAGAGCACGAGTTAGAGGTGATTTGAGTAGAAAAGTTCCAGGTAGAAAACCTAATATTATACGTGACCTAAATCAAAGATTACAAACCTTAAATGCTGAGATAAGAAAGAAACAAGAAATCTTAAGTAGATTTGAAAGACAAAGACCTAGAGAACCTGAAAGACCACCTCCTAGACAAGGAAGTGACGAACCACCACAACAACCACCACAACCTCCGCCATCTGGAGCCAGAGAAATCTAATTATAAAAAAATCATAATTTAAAACTTTTTTTTCAAAAATACAGGTTTTTTAGACATAATAAAAACATAATGATTAAATTTAGACTAGTGTTCCGACAACAGGGGCAGCTTGTTTCAATGCTGAAGCATCAATACCAGCACCTTCTTGCTGTTGCTGTTGGTTTTGTTCTACAACTTCTTTAGGGTGTTTATGGGTCAAACCTTTTATTAAGGAATAAATTCCAAGTCCCAAACCAGCAACTTCTCCTAATGGCCCAAGGAAATCTAAAACGTCACCAGCAACACCAAGTGCGTCATCTAAACCACTAGAAGCAACTTTTTTGGCTGCTGTTTTTGCGATGTTTCCAGCTTGGTCTATAAAAGAACTACTGTCACCAGTAAGACCATCAGCCGCATTTATTTCTTCTGTTGGAGGTGGAACGTCACTTGGTGGTGCTTCTGTTATTGATGCTGGTGCTTCTCCACCTGTATTTGGTGCGGTTTCTGTTGCTGGGGTTTCAGCTTGGTCGGCAGCTACATTTCTTCCCAAGTCGCCTGATGGTTCTTCTGGTTTTGCTGGAACTCCTAAATCAGGGTCTTCTTCAATTTCACCAGATTTAATTATGTCACTATCTTGAGGGTCTTTTTGTCCTGTTTGAATAGTTTCTTCTTCTCCTGCTCCTGTTCCTGCTTCTCCGCTTTCTGCCCCATCAGGTGCTTGTCCTCCGCCAGTTTCGCCTTCTGCTGGTGGTTCTTCGTCACCAACAGGTCTTTGGTCTGGGTCAGCATTTTGCTGTGGATTTTCTGTAGCAGTGCTAGGTTGTTCTTCAGCGTCACCACTCTGCCCTGGTTTATTTCTGTATTTGTCTTGATATTTTTTCCATACTTTACGCCCCATATGAATTGCCATACCAGCAACTCCAGCTTCTTGTCCGGCACTTTCCATTGCGTCTTTGAAGTGCTGAAAGTGTTCTTCAATTGTAGTTGCTTTACGGTCTGCTACTTCTTGGTCGTGGTCTTGTTCGTGTTGAATTCTAGCATTTATATCTTGAGAATATCCTGCGAGTAAATCTTGAAGTGACATTTTTTTTATAAAATAATCATATAAAATAAAAATAGAGTTAATCTTTTTCTTTTTCTTCAACTTCAACTTCTTCCATTTTTGGTTTATCTAATTGTTTTTTCCAAACAATTTCGTCAAAGTTTCTTCTCACTTCTAGGTCATTTACATTAATAAATGTAAAATCATAAGGTTGCTGTCTCGTTTTTTTATAATTTTCAATAAAGTTTTTAGCGTTACCACCCATAAAATCATACGCTTCTGCTATTTTCTTTAATTCTGTGTCACTAATTTCTCCTGCTAAAATCAATCCCATACTCATTGTGCGTGTCAGAACGCTGAGGAATTTAAAATATTGGATAGCTAGACATATTGAAAGCATACCTTCTTTACCTGTGTGTTGGTTGGTAATGTGTCTATATTTTGTTACTAGACTAGAGAAGGCATCAACTTTCCCATTCTTGCTTTGTTTAAAACTTTGAGTAATCGCATCATCAAACACTAATAAGTATCTATTATCGTTTTCATCAGTTTCAATCATTTCTATAATTTCATCTAGTAGGTCTTCGCTATAACTATCAAAAACGAAATCAAAATGTTCTATCATATGTGCCATTGCTGGGTCTCCTCTAGCAGTTGGCGATATAAGAATTTTTACTTGAAAATCGTCACCATAAAATCTAGGTGAAAGAAATAATGAATTTAATATAGTTGATTTTCCTGCTTTTACACGTCCTAAAATTGTTAAGAAAAAAGGTATCGGTAACAGAGGATATTTTTTTACTACATTAAGTTTTTCTTCATCTATTTTTACTGGATATACACGTAAATCTTCACTTTCCATATTTATTTAATATATACACGGATTTTATTTATAAATTGCTTACAATAACATTCATTGAACCATTTGGCATACTCATTACTTTCATAGTGCGAGTAGCACCGACGAAGTAGTTACAATCCATAATGCCTGTTTCATCTTGTCTCATTACGAAAGGAGGGTCGATTGCTGGTGTATTTGTAGCAGCTACTGGTTTTCTTTTATATAAGAAACGGATTGGATACTGACCTATATATTTTCCAGCACCTCTAACACCCATTTCTCCGTTAGACATATCCAAAGCAAGTGGTTTATATTTACCTAAGAGACCTTGGTCTGGAGGTGAAATCAAAGAACAGCAAGCTGATGGGTCATTAAGATAAAGTGGAGATACTACCTGTAAGTCACGCCCTAAAACATATGTGTTCTGGTTATATAATTCAACAGGATTATCTACAAACCCAGCTGTAAATACATCTACTCCGTTACAATTGACTTGGAGTTCTTCTACAGAACATCCATCTGCTCTCTGGTCTAGAAGGACTTTATCATATTTGGAGGCAGGTAACTGTTTTATTTGCTGAATGTAATGAACTTCTTGATTAATAAGATTTAATCTATGTTCTATTGACTGTTCTGTGTTTCCTGTTCCTGCTCCAATGGTCTTCTGAATATTTTCTACGTTCATAAAGTCAAGTAAGTAACCTCCTTCTTTCTGTGTTTCGGCGATTACATTATTTACGACCTGTGAAGGGAAAACAAGGTAATCAACTGCTAATTCTACGTCACTGATTGAAATAGCATCTGCGTCTGCTTGTAATCTGTTACTTCCAGCAATACCTTTAGATTTGTCATTGACGAATTTACTGGCATCGTTCTGGAATTCAATTGTTAAATGAACTTTGTAACTTGTGAATAAGAAAAGTGGAATGCTTCTTCCTTTGTTTAACATTGGAAGCAACATACCTAATGGAATACCAACACGCTGGTTATCTGATGCTGTTTCACTTAAGGCAAATGAATTGACATCTGGATTAGTTCCATCATCTGACTGTCCATAGTTGAAACCACTTGTAGCATCTTCAGGACCGATAGTTCCTACAGTATCAGAAGCACCACCACCATTAGCGTCACGAACTTTGTATTTTAACTGATTGTGTAAGTAGTGTGAGAATTTTTTGTTCTGAACTTTTGGTTCTGCTTTGTATAAGTGGTTCAATGTAGCCCAAAGATTTACGTTATCTACTTCCTGAATAACTTGGTCGCCAACAGCAAGAGTAACTCTTTTTATAGCACCAAGACCACCATTCCAACAATTCAATCGGCAATTTGTGCCATTTCCAGCAGTAGCATTTACTTTGAAAGTAAGCATAGAGTTTTCATCAAGATAAGCATTTGTATCTAATCTAAAAACGTAACGGAATGCGGATGAAACAATTGGGTCAAGACGTTCAGTTCTTATATCCATAATACTTTCCTGCTCTCCAGGAGGCATTGAATAATCAGTCAATCTATCTAATTGTAAAGAAGCCATTTTTTTTGATATAATAATAAAATAAAATAATATTCTTGATTTATATTATTAATGATGATAAAAACAAATAAATGTAAAGAAATGACCGATTTAGCAATTTCTTGGTGTAAATGGTTATGGGAGAAGGTAACACAAAAAGAAAAGTGTAAAGAATGTGGTAAGGTAAAAGAATGCTAGTTAGGTTTTCTAATTTTCATATTTACAAGTCTCCCATTTTTATATAAGCAAAATTTTAAAAAGTTTTTCTTAGTTCTAAACCATTCATAAAAAGTATGAATTGCTAATCTACTTGTTTCTTTTTCACTAAAAACTAATTCTTCTGTTGTTCTATCAAATTTAGTTGCTTCTAATCTCCATTCGTTCCACGTATCCGTCTGATATAATTTTTCTAATTCAGTTTCTAATAAAACCTCTAATTCTGCCTTATGTAATTTACTAAATCCTTTTACACCTAATTCACGTAACTTTTGTTTTATTTCAAATACTCTCATTTCTTCTTTTTATTTCTACCTACATTTTTTTTATTAAAAATAGTTTCCATATCAGTAACTTTTTTCTTTTTCTCTTGTTTAATTTTTTTGTCAAAAGCGGTAAAATTTCCTAGTGAATGCTTTACACTTAGTAAATCTGTGATAGTTAATTTATTTTTCTTATCCATATACAATAAACAAATAGAATTATTCATCAGTAAATATTGTGAAGGAAATGGTAACATCAACTAAATTGTCCTCTGGAACTAAAATTAAACTGTCACCATTTACAATTCTAAATCTCATACTATTTAACTGTATTTCATTCCCATCTATTTCGTGAATTAAAGGTTGATGTGGCTCATATGTAAAACCACCAGAACTAGGAAGTGTCCCAGGGTCATCTAAATCTTGTTCTGCTTGGTTTGTAATAGGAATATAGGCAAGTAAATTATTTTCAATAGTCTGATTATTTTTAGCACCTACACTACTAGCGAAAAAGGTTTTTATAGGTAAATCAGTAAGAATACCATAAGGAACTTCTAAGTAACCATTATAAGGCAGTATTCTTATTTGAATAAAATTTACTTGAAGTTTTGCTTTTTGTGGGATGACTAAATGCTGTTTGAACTGAATAGTAAAATCACTTTGTTGAACAGGACTGTTTAAAGTATAGGTTTGTCTCATTTTATATAATAAGTTTATATAATAAAAATGTAAAAGAAATTTAAAAACTGTTTAACCAGTCACTTAGTGGAACTAATTTTTCACTCCCATTACTATCATTGTCACTTAGACAATCTTCTATAGTTTTTTCTTTTGTTTTTTCCTGATTTAATTTAGGATAATCATCTACGTGATTTTTACTTACACGTCCAGGAATTCCAAATAAATCTTTCATTCTCGCTCTGTTAAGTTCAGCAGTAATATACCTACAATTATTAGGTGCGTAATCCGCATTGTTATCGATACGGTCAATTTGGAGGTTGGGTTTATATCCATTTACTAAACTCCAAGATATAAAATTCTGTAATCCATTTTTTGAATTAATCCACTCGTCACATATACCAATGCCTCTTCCTCCATAATATTCAAAATTATTTTGACTAGGATTATAGCACCTATAAACCATTGATTTATATTTATGATATAATTGCGTCTTTGAAAGACCGTGAGTTGTTTTAGTTTTTGGTAGATTTTTTTTGCCATTACATCTTAAGCAAAGGTCTGTTTTTCTATGTAACCATTTGTCAATTCTGACTTGTCTTTCTACGTTACATTCAGCACAAATCTCATAAACAAAAGTTTGTTTAAATCCGTTTTTATTTAACTTAGTAAATACTGTTCTAGTTGATAAATCATAGTTAATTCCTTCTGTCATTTTTTTTATATATATACACAATATTTTTTTTTGGATAAAACGCATTTTTTAAATAAATTGCCTAATAAAAATCTAATGGTTCAGACGAATATCCCATTCAAGTTTTGTGAGTTTCTTGTTGTATTCAAAGTTTTCTTCAAAAAACTTCCAGAAACCTTTCTTGAAATATCTATCAATTACAAAGTGGTAACCTTTGTTTGATACTTTGTGTTGGAATTCGGTAATAATTTTACTTGCCAAACTAGTAAGTTTATGATGATACTTACCCTTATTTTTACCAGACTTAACCTTCATCTGGTCTAGGTAACATTTTGGGAGTTTCATAACATTTTTAGGAACAGGCCAAAAATTGCCTGAATATTTTGAAACTTTGTTTGTGAGTTCCTTTGAACATCCACGGTCTTTGAGATTTCTTCGTTCATTAACAATCTCTTTAAAATGTTGAGCATAATAAGTGACACTACCAAATGCTACCCCCTCATAGACTTCTTTAAGAAGTTTCGCAACTGGATGAACCTGAAATTTTTGGCGGAAAGCAAGTCGAATTGGTCGTGCTTCCCTGATAGTAAAAATTCGTGACATCAAAAATGTGTTATATTTTGTGACCTCGAGTTCGAGTTCATCTAGCATCCATTGAGGAGGCATTGGTAGTTCTTCGATTGGTGTGTATGAAATCATTGTGGAGTTCATCATTTGCTTTTGTTCGTAATATTATATATTGACTAATCTTTAAGTCCTTTTTTTATAAATGTATATTTTTTAAGGGGGTCTTAAAGATTTCAATCCAAATCGATTGGAATTATTATTTCTTCCTCGTCACTATCATTTTCCTTAGGTAGATAATCGTGAATACTTTGTGATAAGTTATTTCTTAAGAAGTCAATGTTGCCTTTCATAACTAAAAAAATCCCATCTTCAAATTCTATATTTTCCATAAATTCATCCATCATTCTTACCATTCCGTAACAAGTAGAAATTAACTTAAATAATTTATTGTGTTTTTTCCTTAATGATTTTAATTCAATTTCTTTGGCATCTAAAACACTTTTGAAATGGTTACTCATCTCCAACATATCAATGCTTTTCATATCATCTAATAATTTATGGGTGTCCTGAGTTTCTAAATTCATATGTAAAAGCGGTATAGTATTTACTCCAGTAATTGGTGACGTCATCGGTTATAATAATAGATTATTTTTTTAATACGTATATATAAGCATAATGCCTAGTTATTTAAAAATGAAGAAATATACTCAGAAAGAAATAATGACAGCAATAAAAAGATTAAACAGAGTAATGAATGGGATATATACACAAGAAACAGAAGAATTAGATTTATCTCATTTAGATAGTCCTGAAATCGTGGGAACTCTTCTTATGTCAAAATATAGTATTCTTACTACAATCTCCAGCGTAGAATTCATTATGGAACTTTTAAAATTTTATGGAAATGATACAGACCTCATAAATCAATATGATGATTTGGCAAGTGACTTGTATGATATTAAAAATAATCCAACTGATTATTCTAAATGTAGTATGGCACAACTAGAACAATTTTGTAATGATAATTATCTTAAAATGATGTCACGAGAACATTCTTTTAGCAGTTTTAGAAATTTTTTGGTTCTTTGTATTTTGGTTCTTGAAATACCAATTAAGTTACACGATTTAATTGTTGTAAAATATACTTTTCACCATACAAAAGAAGAGTGTTTTAGAGAGCCAATATATCTTATTAAAGAGGAAGAGGAATATTATTTTATCTTTAACAAGCGAAAGAATAATCAACTTTATAAGCAACTGATTTACCATATTAAAAATAATGTAGTTAAAAATTTAATGAATAAATATTTCAGTAACTACATCAAAAATAATAAAATATTTTTAACCACCGCTAGTGGTTTAGAAATGAGTAAGGCAAATTTAAGCAATGGTTTGATAAACTACACTATAAAAAATCTAAATTTTCCTATATCAATTCACGATATAAGAACATTATTTTTAAAAGAAAAGAGTAACATAAGTGAATTAGAAAAAGAAATATTTACTTTCTAGAAGCATTTACAACTAAAGTGAAAGCAGTTGTTAGTGTATCTGTTTGCTTTAATCTCCAGTATCTTCCAGCTACATTTGGTATATTTATAGAATAATTAACATTTGCTCCTACTGGATTTGTATTTACAAAATATTCACTAGCCTCATACCAAGTAACATTATCCGCAGAAACTTCTACTATAATAGGGTCGGAAGCATTTGTAGAACTACCAAAGAAAGTAAGATGGACATACATTATCATATTTGTAGAAGTGGAAGTCGCAGTTCCCCCTGCTGGAGTTGCTAATGTATCAACATTATTTAATATAGTATTAAATGTAGGCACAACGTGTAATGCCCCAGCGTCACTTACTTTTAATGCTCTTAATCCAGTTGGAGAAGTGTCTTTTCTACCATAAATACACACTTGTTGTGCTGATGTCAATTGGTCGTCTTCTCCAGAAGTCACCTTGGTATTCAAATCGGATAATGTTGCTTCTGTTGCCAATCCAGCACTATCCCTATCAATATCTACCATTAATCTTCCTTCAAAGTCAGTTTTAAGAGCTCGTAATCCACTTGGAGTAGCATCTTTTCTACCATACACTACAGTCTGTAATGCTTCTGTTAATGTGTCGTCATCACCTACAGTTAATTTTGTGTCTATAGAAGATAGAGAACCTTGGGCAACACTATCGCTTGTATTTAATGTAGATTGGTCACTTGCGATAACAACTGGAAAACTATCCAGCATAAGTTCTTGTCCTTTTACAAAATCTGCTATTTCGACTTCAACGTCTCCAGCGTTAGTAATGTGAATAGGGTGTAATTCTCCAGTTCCAGGGCCACTTGTAACTTCACCATAGACTAAAACTTGTTGGGCTTCTGCTAAAGTAAAATCGTTACCAGAAGTTATTTTAGTGTCAAGTGAAGCAGTATCTCCTGCTACTGTTAATAGTGTTGCTTCTGTAGCTAATCCTGTTGGATTTTCACTTGATACTAAATTTAAATTGCGACTTACATTATTAACACTCGCATCAAACCCTAAAATATTTATAGTAGTATTCAAAGTATTTATAGTAGCTCCACTATTACTAGAGACAACCAAAAATAAAACTTCTTCACTATCCGCTCCATCACCATTTACAGTTTTATCATTCAACTGTATTTTTCTATTGCTAAATGCTGTTTTAGGTTCCGCTTCACCATAGAAAACACATTCTTCTCCTATTCCTATAGTGTTATCATTATTATAGAGGTAATCTATTTTTGAATGATAAAATGGGCCAGCGTCACCTACTCCAGTTGGTTTGGTATATATATGAATAAATGGAATACTATCAATTCCACTATTTACATTTATAAATGCTTTAAAATATACTGATAGAACTTCTCCTAGTGTTATTATTTCTTGTGTTCCATCAAAATAATATAAATTAAATTTAGTCCCACCTACTGAATTAGTTAAATTCCATCCTTCTCTATTTTCTGGGTCTTCTTGAACTACGCAAGTAGTGTCTGCTTTCACAGCAGTTCCGCCAGCTGAATTCAAAAGAACTTGTGCGAAGCCATTATTAGTATCTACTGAATTACTAGATAAATCCACTTTTAATAATCCAGAGTTTGTTAGTGTAATTTCACTTAATTCATTAATATCATTTTTTCCTAAGACAAGTGACATTTAATTAATACAAAGAAAATTAAAATTAAAAATTATCTATAAGGGGACATAACACACCATTTATATTTACGTTTATTAGTGTATTTACTGCGGCTGCTCCAGCGTCAGGAATATAATTTACCATAACAACTGTTCCAGCAGAAATAAGAGCATTTATAGTGTAAGTCAATTGTTGATACACACTATTTATTTTAAAGTCACCAATACTATAATTTATTCCACTAGCATAATTCCTTTCAATAATTCTGATTTTTCCACTCATTCCAGTTCCAGCAATATTTACATCTTGTAACATAAGTTGTTGATTTGTTGGAACAAGATAAATAGCAGATTGAGAAACATTTGTTCCAGGTTCAACAGAAGCATAAATAGCAGTTTGTGTTGAATTGGTTACTGTTATCTGACCGGCATTTTGTTTTCCAGACCCAGTTGTTTCTACTATAACTCTATGAACTGCTTTGCCTTGAATAAAAAGTGGAAAGACGCTACCTCCACTTACTAAGTTATAATCTAATTCTTGTATAGTATCATTTCCATCAACATAAATTATTTTAACACTTCTTGCTCCAGTTCCAGTAGAATTATCATTGGCATTTGGATTATATATATATAAATCATCGGTCGCATCAACTACAAAGTTATAATTCTGTAACCCAACAGTTCTAGTAGTATTTGGATTAGTATCTTCAAGAAGACCTTTAATATTTACTTTAGTAAAATCGGTATGTATCCCTCGAACCATATCTACGTTCCAATCATTCCCAGTTCTATAAAGAGTTGTATCAGCATCAATCTCAATTCTACTGTTTAAGAACGTAGAAGCCGCAAACTGACTATGTAAAACACCAGCAGTAATAAGTGACAATTTTCCCTCTACTGAATTTGTGTTTAGAACTTCTACAGCATAAAATAAACCTTTTAGAGCAAATCTCTTATAGAAATATTCATCGGCACTTAGTGTTTTAGTAAATATTGTTTTTCTGTCATTATCAGATTGTGTAGGAGATTGATAAATATTAATTGTAGTTGCTACAGTTGCTTTTGAAGTAACATCAATAACACTACTATTTCCTACCCAAGTCAATTCGCTTTCATATCCTACAGTAGGAAAAGTTCCAGTAAAAGATGCTTGAGGATTATATCCATAGGGGCGTGGGTCTAATGATAAAGCCATTTATTATTTATAATATATAGTATTTTTTTATTTTTCAAAATTATTATCTCACCTTAGTTTATAAAAAATGTCCTCAAAAATTATTTCACTTGTTCCCACTAATGGCACTGAATTTAGCGTAACTGAAGGTCAAAAGGTAATCTTTGAACTTCCTCCTAATCTTGGTCTTGTAAAAGGTCGTGATAGTTATATTGCTTTAGACGTTCTCAATAATTCTGCTGACAAAAATCGTCTTGGTCTTGACCAAATGGCAGGAGCTTCATCTCTTATAAATAGAGTTGATATTTATAGTTTGCGTGACGGCACACATTTAGAAACACTTCAACACTATAATCAGATGATATCCTACGTAAATCAGTATTTATTTCAGGATAAAACCAATCTTCAGTCTCTTGAAGGTTGCGGACACGATGTTTATGCTGAGAAATTTGATACTGCTGGAGCCCATAAAAATACTCAGTTGTCAGCAACCCACGTAGAAGATGCTATTTTGTCACCAATTAATGGAACTACTGGAGCAACTATGTATTCTTTTAGAAGATATACTATACCACTCAAAGCAGGTCTTTTTGCTTGGTGGAACGATGAACGTCTTTGCCCTGTAGCTGCTTTCGGTGGTCTTAGAATTGAACTTACACTTGAAAGTCCTGAAAGAGCATTACACCAACTTCAAACTGGAGGAACAAATGATGGAGGTAACCCAGCAAGTATTGCTCCAGGAACAGCAGCCGCAGACGGTCTTAAAATGGACGATAAAGGAGCTGCTTATACAACTCTTACTACAACCGGAGATTTAACTATTGAAACTTCTGGATTAGCTGTAGGAAATAAAATCACTATTATTGACAGTAACAATGCCCCTGGGGTTGAAAGAACAATTCTTACATTAACTGAAGGTGGTGGTAAAGTTTCCCTAACATTTGCCCCTCAGTTAGACGCAGCCACAGATATTTCAGTAAGACTTACATCAGTATCAAGAGCCGCAAAAATCAAACCTCAGTTCCGTGTTGTTAGTGTAGCACCACCAAATGATTTCGTGTCACGTATAAGTGGAGGTTTCCAGTATCAATTTACAACTTGGGATTATCACACAAGCACTATTATTTCAACAAGCACTCAGCACCAAGTAGAATTGAACTCAGTAGCAACTAAAGCATTAGCAATTCAGAGTTCTTTCGTAAATAACGCAGATGAGAAAAAAGAAATGTTCTCAAGTTACTTCGCAGGTTCTGCTCCAAGACAAACAAACCTCAACTCTTATCAGTATTTCATTAACAACCGTCTTATGCCTGTAAGAAGTGTAAATCCACAACCAACAGAACACAAAGTAACTGCTATGAATGAACTTAAGAAGACTTGGGATAGTGTTTCAAGAGAAGCTCAGGATTTTGGTAACGACGATGGCAAGAATTTAGAAAAATACACAAATACTTTCTTAATTGGTCGCCAGTTAGCAAAGAAACCATATTACTATGACCTTAAGGATAGTGAAGGTCAAATTCGACTTGGATTTTCAGCAGCTCCAGGAGCGAACTATCAGGTCAATACTTTTGTATGGAATAATAAGGTAGTCAATGTAGGTGCTGGTGCTGAATTGAATGTTTTATTATAAATAAAAAAATATTCTATTTTTAATTTCTTGAGTTATTTTATAAAAAAAATGCCAGTTTCAAAAGTTTATTTTTCAATTCCTCCTGTAAATGATTTATCCACCAGTGAAAACGGAAATATTATTTCAGGTGGTTTTTCAAATGCCAAAGGTAACGGAAATATTAGATTTCAAATATCCGCTCAGGATAGACTTCTTGATACAAGCGATATGTATCTTACAGGACGTATAATTCACGTCAAAAGCGACCAGACACCTCTTATAGTTCCAGATGCTACAACCAAGGCAAATTACAATTTACAGAATGGAGCAAATATGTTAGCAGTCACTAACCAGAATATTTCTAATTGGGGTGGTGTTTCAAATATGGTTAAGAGAGTTATTGTTCAGTCAAAGAAAACATCAGTAAATGTTTCAGAAAACCGTAACTATCCTATGTATGTAAATGCCAGAACTGCTTGGACGCATTCTAAAGATGATTTCTTAGTATCTCCACTTATTAGAACTCAGGCTTCAGGAACTTATGCCAATGACATAAACAGAAAATCATCCTCTATGGGTAAAAAGAACTCTATGCCTAATGTTTCAACTCTTACTGAAACACACTACGGAAAACCTTTCTCATTCAAATTAGAAACTGCTCTTTTAGATAACATTAAAGAAGTCCATCTTGGTAACGAGTTTATGGGGGGCCTTGTAATAAATCTTGAATTATCTCAGGAAAATGGATTTTATTACAACAGATTTGAAAGCACAGGAACTAATCAGACAACCGCTTCTACCGGTGTAGCCGGTTCATATTACATAGTCAAAGACCTTAAATTAACTGGTCGTCTTTCAATCCCAACTCCACAAGATGTAGCAAGTTACAACTCACAGATGTTATTAGGAAGCAGATTTAATTTAATCAATGATGTTACTTCCTCAGTAAATAGTAACAAATATACACCAAATGTTTCAAGTGTTCGAAGTATCGTCAATCTTTACCTCGACCAAAATCAGGAAAATAACAGAGCAAAGAACGAAAGCAATTTCCGTGTCCCTCTAGGTCTTAGAGAATATTCGTCACAGAAAAACAATACAAGAACCCCTCAAGACTATGTAATTGAAGTTCAACCTAATTTACTTGCTACAAGTGACGAAGGAGGAGCAGTTATCAATCCAAGTGACGCAGGTAAAAAAGCTTCATACCAAGGAGATGCTGAAGTTCGTAACCTATTCCAGAGAGCAGTTCTCAACGGAGAAATCTCAGGAAAAACTGCTTGTAGTTTAGAACTTCAAAACGATGTTATTGACGAACAGTATAACGCAACAAGAGGAGGTGTTTCACAAGACAATGGTGTAGGACTTAACACAAAGGCAAATGCTATGGGTATTGGTATTGATTACACATTCCATATGGGAGAAACAAGTGACTTCCGTCAGCGTGATTATGACAACCTAATTAAATCTGGTGTTGCTTCTGGAAACGCCAACCTCCCAGCATCAAGAGCAACACTTAATGAAACAGTTCAGACATACGTCAAGAATACTTCCGCATTTGATAGCAAAACATTAATGATGTCACAGTAATTTTATTTTAATTTTCTATGTTTTAATTATAAAAAACAATGCCAAGTCATTACGGAAAAAGTAATAGTAAATCGATGAAAAAAGAAGAAGAAGAAGGAATACCATTTGACGAATTAAAAGAAGGTTCTCTTAAGAGAATGTTGAAAATAAAGAAAGATGACCCAAAATTGAAAATTGGGGAGTTACAGAAAATATTGAAAACAAAAGACGGAGAGAGTTTTATGTTTCGTGGTAATGAAATAAAGAAACTTACACCTCTTATGAAAAAAAGAGTTACATTAGCAATTACGCTAATTAGGTCAAGTAGAAAAAAATAGTTTTTAAAGTAAAAAGTTTATTAAAAGAGCTTTATTCATTCCTTTAGTTTCAGACATCATCGTGCCCCTGTAAGCAAGTTCTTCTCTTAACTGTGGAATTGTTTTATTAATGTATAAGCGAAGAAATTTAAATTTATCTTTATTAGAGTAACCATTAAAAAATTTCGTTTTATCCAATTCATTAAAAAAATCTTTGTGTGCTTCTAAAAATTCTTTAATTGCTTTAGTATCACTGTTTTTAGGTTTTTTCCTTAGAATTTTTTTAATATATTGTATATTTTGCTCTTCAGTCATCCCAGAGAACTTATTAGGTTTTGGTTCTGGTTTCTTTGGTTCAGATTTCTTTCGTTCTGGTTTAACATATTTTTCTACCTTTGGAAGTGGAAAACCTTTCCTTTTGAGTTCCATTATACGATTAATTAGTTCTGCTTTTTTCATTTTGCTGTAACTTCCTACTTCTTGTTTCATTTTTCGTAGGATTGCTTTGAGATTAGCAACTGGGTGAGTTTCTAGTATATCTTTCATATATTTATTAATCAAGATTTCTTTTTTTGTTGGTATCATTTTTTTTATAATAATATTTGTTTTAAAATGTCTAAATTAATCATTTTCATTCACCTGAGGTTGGTTACAAGAACTTTCACAACAGCATCGAATTTTACAATTAATAGATTTAATTATACGTGCTAATCCATTTAATAATTCTCTGATTAATAAAAGTTTTTTCATACTATATATTATCGTATATATTCAATGAGTAAAGAAATAGTATTTGTAAAATTTTCTCCTTCAACTAACCCTAAGAAAAAGTTGATGGCACAATTTTTTGATAAGGAAGGTAAAAAGGTAAAAACTACGCATTTTGGAAGTAAGCCAAATAAAGATTTCACAATTTATTCTAAAGAAAGTAAAGAAAAAGCAAACACAGAAAGAAACAAATATATTGCTCGTCACAAGGTTCGTGAAGATTGGAGCCAATCAGGCAAAACTACCGCAGGTGCTTTGTCACGTTACGTGCTTTGGGAAAAACCAACAGTTCAGGGAGGCAAACAAGCATATGCGAGACAATATGGCTTGAAAATTAAAAAGTGATAAAAAAGTGATAAAATGACGAAATTTTAGTGAAAAAAAAGGGTCTGAAATCCCAAGTGCGGAAATGCGGAAATGCGGAAACCAAACATAGTGCGTATTGAACCTGAGT